TGCCCTCACGCGTGCCCCCAGAAATCCGCAAACCATTTGCCCTGAATGCTTTGCGGCGCGTCGGCACAAGACTTAGGATCTGGTTCTTTACAGAGTAGGGGTTCGAGTCCCCTCCCCGGCATTTCCTCCAAAACCCCGCCAAACCTTCTGTTTAAGCGGGTTCCCGCAAAGCAAGGTTGCCCCAAGGCAAAACTAAGGCAAAGTCTCTCCATGCCTACTCGCGCCCCCAAATTGCCCCCAAATTGCCCCCAAGCTGCCCCCAGCGGGACCGCCTCAAAAACGGCCCTGCTCAAGCATGAAGGGCGGAGCTTTCCCTTGGAGCTTGAGCCTCGGCGCGGATGGCGGATGCGTTCGCGTTCTAAGTCGTTCCCGGTGGATTTCCGCACGGGGACAACGAACCTTTCGGAGGCGAAGGTCAGGGCCAAAGAGTGGCTCGAAAAGAACGCGAGCGGCTGGAAGCCGGGCCGGGGCGGCGGATCGCTTGAGGATCTCGCCCGGCTCTATCTTGAGACACCCAAAAGGACGAAGGCGAACGTCGCCAAAGATAACGTCTCCCGGCTGCGCACGGTGTGCCGGTTGGCGCTCGGGAAAGAGCTTTCGAGCGTCACCTGTCGGGAGGTCGGCCCGGACCTCTGGCAACGCTACCAACGCGCCGCCCTGGAGGCTCAGGGGCTCCGGTTCGATCTCGCCACACGCTACCGGGAGAACATCGCGGTCAATTCCGCCGTGCGGGTGGCGCGCTGCCTGTTCCTCCCCGCGTTGGTGAGGGTTTATCGCGCTGCGGGGCTCGATTGTCGGACGGATGCCGGGGAAGCGGTGATGCTTCCGGAGCCATACGTTCCGCCCTCGAAAGTGGATGACGCCGCGCTGGTCGAGGCGTGGCGGACGCTGGAGGGGCAAGACCCGGCGCTCTGGCTCGTGGTCGGGCTGGCCCGGTTCGCCGGGATGCGCCGGGAGGAGATTGCGGCGCTTCGGGCCGGTTGGCTGGAGGTCGAGGGCGCGCTCGTTCGGATCTCGCTCAGGGACCGCCCGGAAGAAAAATGGTGGACCAAAACCGGCAAACCCTATCGGGCGGAGGTCATAGAGGCGGGCCTTGCGCGGCATCTCGCGGCGTTTGCCGCCGTCGCCGCGTCCGACTCCCTGGTTGTCGTGTCGCCCGGCACCGTCGAGCGGTCGCGGTGGTTCGAGCGGGAACCGCAAAAATGGCTCCACGCGCACGGGGTCGGCGCGCTCAAGCCTCTGCATCGGCTGCGGGGCCTGTATGCTGACAACGTGGCCACGCTCACCCGTGACGCAATCGCGGCCCGGTTGGCGGGCGTCCGGGCGGCGCAAGAGGCGCTCGGGCATACCTCAAGCGCCACCACGGAGGCGCACTATTTGACGCCCGCCCACTGATCGACTACCTGCCCGAGGGAGAGATTCCCGGCCTCGGAAAGCTCGCGGATTTTTGCGAGCGTCTCCGGCGAGACGATGGTGTTGAGCCGGACGCGCTTTTTGTCGGCGGGAAGCGGTTTGCGGCCTGTTTTTGTTTTCATGGTGTGTGTGTGTTCGTCCGGCGTGCCCGGCTCCCTACTGCCCCCGGGGATTCCGGGGGCAGGGTGGGAGCTGGTTAGTAGGTCAAAACCGTAAGCGCCTCGTCCCATGTGCGCTGGTCGATGTCCACCCGCTCCCCGTCCTCGTCGATGATGTAGGAGGGGCCGCCGATGAGCGGCGTATATTCGCAATCGACGCCCAGCTTTTGGAGGGCCTCAACTACCGCTTTTGCTTCCTCTGGGGTTGTGTTGTCTCCGATGTGAGTTTCGTTGATTTGATGGGTTTTGTTCATGGCTTTTGGTTGGTTTTTTGTTTTCGCTTCGATGGGAGAACTATTGCACGGACTCTTTTCGTTTGCAAATAAAATTTGCAACTAAATGAAAGAAAGTTTGCGCGGTTTGGCTTGGCGGTGCGCGGTCGGCCTGTTAACTGGCCGCAATGGCTCTCATAAAGTGCGAGGAATGCGGGAAAGAAATTTCCCAGAAGGCGAAAACGTGCCCGAGCTGCGGCGCTCCGGTGAAAAGCGTTTCCAACGCCTTCGCGGACTTGCAAAAGGCTTCCTCCGGGTGCTCCGGGTGCTTAGGCGTGGCCGGTCTTGTGGCCCTGTTTTTTGTCGCCAAGTATTGGCTGGCGCGCCTTCTGGAGTGAGGCGCTGGCGGCTACTCTTCGAAGGCCCCGCCTTCATCTCCCCCGCTCGATCCGCTCGCGGCCTTCGCTTTTTTCTGGCGCTCCTCTTTTTGCGCCAGTGCTCGCGCTTGTGAGTTTTCGCCCTCGATCTCGGTCACGTAGCCGCCCGATTTGTCGAGGCGGTGGGAAACGGTTTTGACGAGCCACTCTCCGTTGAGCGGCGCGGGGAATCCGGCGAGGATGATTGAGCCCTCTGCGATGAGGTCCGGGCGTCCGTATGTCGTGACGCGGACGGTCTGCGCCCCGCGTGCGAGCTGGTCGCGGATGGCGTCGGCGGAGCGTGTGGCTTCCTCTTCGGTCGCCACCGGGAAAGGCGTTTCGTACTCCGCGCCTTCCTCTTCGCTTCCCTGGTCGTCGAACGCTTCCGTTTCCACCTCTTCCCCGGTCTGCGTGTCGTGTCGGCGGGTGCGGACTTTGGAAACGTTGGAGCGTTGCCCGAGCTGGATCTCGTAGGCGCTGCACTCGGACTTTTGAAGGGTCACGGCCCCGAGCTTCTGGCCTGTCGCGGAGCGGCTTTGCCCACGGCGGACGAAAACGAGGCTGGAGGCGGTCGGCTTCATGAGCGCCCCATAAGAACGAGCAAGGCGCGTCAAAAGGTTCATGTCGCTCTCGCTCGTCTGGTCGATGTGCTCAATCTGCACGGCGGCGAGGTCGGGCGCGATTGCGGGCGCAAGGCCTGCGTCGGCTGCGAGGGTGCGCACAAGGTCCCCGAGCGTGATGTTGTCGAAGCTGCGCGTTTTGCGGGTCTGAAATGGTTTGAGCCCTCCGGCGGATGTAAACGGAGCGGCTTTCCCTGAAATGGTGAGCACGTCGGGCGGGCCGCTCAGCCTCACTTCGTCGATGACGAATTGGCCCATGTTGCGGAGGTTGCCCACGTAGCCCAGCGAGATTTCGAGCACTGCGCCGGATTCGGGGATGATGATTCGCCCGTCGCCGTTGGCCAGGTCGATGGTGCAGGAGTCGGCCTGCTCAGTGGCCTCGTCGGTGATGCTCAGCCCGAGGAGGCGCGCCGCGTAGGTCGCGGTGATGTCCTGCCCCGCGTTTGTGATTTTGAAGGCGGGGGTCACGGTCAATTGAAGAGCCGGACGTTTTCGCGGGGGGCGGGCTCGATCTCGGGAAGCTCCAACGAAAGGCCTGCCGGAAGCGTGATGTATTGGCCCAGGTCGAGCGCCCTGTTTGCCTCAAGCACGGTCTCGACCTGCCCGGCGAGGGTCGAGCCGTAGAAACGGAATGCGATGTCGTCGAGCATGTCGCCCGCTTTGGTTGTGTAGATACTCATCGGCTCAGCGCCCCCAGTAGGCCAGAGCCGGAAACCTGAAACGGCCCGAGTTTGATTGTCGGCTCCCAGTATCGCTTCAGGATCAAAGAAAACTCCACGCGGTTTGCGGAACCGTCGCCCCGGAAAACCTCCTGCCGCTCGGCAATATCGGTGATGACGTAGAGCCCGAAAAAGTTGCCCATCCCGCTGATGAGCGGGAGCGGAAGGCCGAGGTCGGCTTGAAGACGCATGAGTGCAACCTGCCCGAGCCCGCCCTTGAAATGCGGGAGAATCACGCCGTCGAGGTTGAGCTGTTCGGCGGCTTTGCCGGTGTATTGCATCAGCGGGGCATCCCCCACGCGTTCCTGTTCGGCCCACGCCCAAGCGTGCTGTCGGGCGAGGCTTTGGTAAGCCGCCGTCTCCAGCGAAAAGCGAAACGCTCCGAGTGCCATCATCATAGGGCTAGTCGTAGAGGGCTCCACCGGCCAAAGCGGCCTGTCTGCCGTTGAGGCGGGCAATTACCAAGTCCGCCAGGGTGCGCTCGTTCATCCCGGGCGCGGCGTGGATTGTAACGTTGAAGGTTCTGTTGTCGGATTTCCCGCCCCCGTTGGGGATGATCTGGCCGGAGGAGCGCGGGGCGAAAATCTCGGGGCCGCGCTCGCCCACAAGGTAGCGTTTGCCAGCGGAGACCGGGCCACCCATTGCGCGGGCACCGTCAACTGTCGGGGCGTCGGCGGGCTTCGCGCTGTCGCCTCCGCCGAACCATCCTTTGACCTTTCCGAAGGCTTCACCGATGGCGCTGAGCTTTTCCCCGAGCCACGCAAACTTTGCCGCCGCGTCGGCTTTGATGGCCGCAAACGCGCTCAGCAATTTCCCTTTTAGGATGTTTGCGAAAGCCTCGGCACTCTGCCCAAGGTCGAACCACGCGCCTTTGAACCATTCGAGGCCGGCCTTCCATGCAGCCACCAAAACGTCCCAGTTTTGATAAATGGCGTTTCCTACTAACAACGCGGTCGCGAGTATTGCGGTGAAAGGGTTTGAATACGTCAGGACGGCCAGCCCCACACCCACTTTCCCAAGAGCCCACCCTAAAAGCGCTAGGTCCTTTACGAATCCCAGGACAGGAATGGCGACAAGGAGACCGAGAACCGTTTTTAGCCCTCCGTATTGCTCAAGCGTTGCATGAATTTGCGGCCCGTGGGCTTCAAGTGCCTTTCCGAAAGATTTGACGGCCTCGCTTGCGTTTTTCATCGCGGTTCCGAGGTCTTCCCCGAATTTCTTCACCTTGTCCGGGTGTTCTTTGACGAAATTGGCAAACTCGTTTCCGAGCTGATTCATGGCCGGGAGCATCCCTTCGGCCATCAGGTTTGTAGCGCCTTTCAAAGCCGCACCCACTCGCAACTGCGTTCTCCCAAACTCGTCACCTTGTGCAATCAGCTTGTCGCTGAGAGTCAGCCCGAGGGCATCGGCCTCTTTGCCGTATTCCTCCAAGCCTTGTTTGCCTAGGCTCAGGAAATTTACCATCTTCGCCCCGGACTTCCCAAAAAGCTGCATCGCAATTGCGGCTTTCGGGATTTTCCCGTGGTATTTGCTGAAAGCCTCCGTGACGGCCTCAAGTTGTTTCTCGGGTGCCTGCCGGGAGAGCTTGCGGGCGTCGAGGTGCAGGAGTTTAAAGACGTTCCCCCCGCCGTCCTTGCGCGCTTTTTCAAGCGTGAGCTGCATCTTGGCGATGCTGTTCTGGAGCGTGTCCGCTCCGGTCCCTACGTCGTCCGCCGCGTACTTGTAGCGGATCAACTCGTTGGTCCCCATGCCCACGGAGGAAGCGGCCTCGGCGGCGTTGTCGGCGTAGTCGCCCACGCTTTTGCCGAGCGCAACGATTCCAGCGGCTGCGGCCCCGGCTGCCGTTCCAATCATGAGCACGCCCGATTTGATCCGGGAGCCGACGGCCCCCACGGCTGCGCCCACGTTGGCGGACTTAATTGAGTTGAGGGCCTTGATGTTTCGCTCGGTGCGGCGGATTTGTCCGTTGAGCACTTCCAGTGAGCGCGCCGCTTCGGGGCCTCCTAAGCCTTTCCCAATCTGGTTTGAAAGCCTCTTGGACTGCCCCTCAAGACTCTTGAGGCTGTCCCCCAGTTTTTTTGTGTTCCCGCTGAGAACGGCAAACGCGGTCTTGAGCGAGGAGCCGATTCCACCCCCGACTTCGATAACCGCTTTGAATTTCTTCTCCTCAGCCATGTTTCGGAATCATGCGGATGAATGCGACAAAATCGGAAAAGCTCAGCCGCCCGATGTTGTCGGGCTGCCAGCCGGTGTGCGCTGCAAGCACGAGGACCGCTCGGAGCAGTTCCTCGCGCTCTATTCCAAAGGGCTCCCGCCCTCCTCGTCCTCGGTCAGTTTGGCGAATGCTTTTTGCACTCGCTTGTAGTCGCGGAGGGTCAGGCCGCGAATGACGGACGGGTCCACTTCGCAGAGGTTCGCGAAAAGGGAAAGCTCCTGATCCTCGGGGCTTTTGCCCGCGCTCTTTTTCACGACCAGCATGTCCTCCACGGTCGGCTCGCGCATGGCGAGAGCGTCAACGCTCACCCCGTCAATCTGCGCGGGCCTGCTGAGTTGAATGCGTTCGCCGGAAAATGTCGGTTTCATGGATTAAATTCCGATGGCGGAACGCTGCGAAGCGAGGCGGTCGGATCCGTTGACGATGCGCACCATATTCACCGCGTCGATTTCGTGGACCGTCTTCCCGGCTTGCTCGTATTTGTAAGCGCGCAAATCGAGCGTGAACGTGAGCGTGCTTTTTTCGCCTGCTTTCCACTGCCCGGGCTCCACGCTGCGGACGATGCCGGACATGGTGACCTTGACCGGCTCAACGCTGCCGTCGAGGGATTCGAGCGCGCCGCGAGCGATAAGCGGCACCGTTGCGCCCTCGCCAAGGCCCCAGAGCGCGAGGGCGTCGGAGTCGTAACTTGAGAGCACGAAACTTGCCTCCATTTTCTCCTGTCCCATCTCGACGGCAATCGGCGTGTCCATGCCCCCGGCGCGGAAGTCCTCCACCTGGAGCCCAAGGGTCGGGAGTTTTAATTCGTCGATCTGTCCGGCATAGCCGCGACCGTCCACGAACAAGTTAAAGTTTTTGAGGATGCGGGATGCGGTGCTCATGGCTTAGGCGGTGAGTTCTTCGATGTAGTCGTTTGTCAGGATGGCCCGGAAAATGATGTGCTCGGCGGGATAAGGCGGCGTGAAGTCGAAGTTGAAGTACACCTTGCCCTGCGCGATGTTGGCCGGGGTGTTGAGGTCCGGATCGGGCCAGCACTTGCCGCCGAGGATCGCGCCTTGGTTTTTCAGGCTGCGGAGGTAGCCGTTGACGCTCTCGGAAACGTCTTCCAAGTAGGTCTTGGTAATGTT